GCGCTGGTGCTCAAGCGTGTTCCAAGGGTCCAGGACAATGCCGAACTTCTGCCCTTCGACGCGGTAGGAAAGCGCGGTGTGGATCAGCTCATCGGGCGTTTTCAGGTCCGGCGACAGCCACATGAAACGCTCCATCGCCCAGAACGCGGCGTCGGTGTATTCCTGCTCGGTCATGCGCCGGTTCACGCCTTCGTTGAACGGCCGGCGGGCCCGCTTCTCGCACAGCTTCGCGAGGTGCGTCTCAGTCGGGCAGTTCTCCGGCGAGTAAACGGCGAATTTCCACTTCTCGCGCTCGGCCAGGTTGACCAGCAGCGCGTCCAGAAACTCAGATTTGCCGCTGCCGGGCGTGCCGGTGATGGCCGTCCACTGGCCGAGGCCGACCGTGTAGAGCTCGTCGAGCTGCGGCCAGCCGGTCAGTGAGCCGCGCGGCAGGCCGCCGCAGCGGTGCAGAGCGAGGCCCGCCGTGAACAGCGGCAGGTAGGGCTCGATGCGCAGTATTTCGGCGCTCATAGGGCAACGTGCTTCGACGGGCCGCGCTTTGGTGGGCCCCCTTCGCGAACTTTGCCCCAGTCGCCGCGGATGGCGTTCTCGAACGCGGCGTCCCAGTCGGCGTAGGTGTAGCCCTTGGCGCGAGCCAGTCCAATGAAGGCTTCAAGGTGCTCGTCGAGGCGGTTGTAGCCCTTGCTTTCGGCCCAATTTCGCACCCGATCGGAGATCGAAAAATCGGCTGGCAAAGGGGTTTCCGGCGGCTTGCGCCGCACCCCTTTCCCGGGGTTTTTCTTTTCGGGTGCCTTTCCGGGAAAGGGGTTGTGGCGTGTGGGGTCTGGTAAAGCTTCACCAGGCTGGGTTTCCGGTGGGTTTCCGGTGGGTTCCGTTTGGGTTATGTTTTTGATAACCGGATTGGAACCCACTGGGTTTACGTTTGATAACCCACTGGGTTCAAGTTGGGTTCCTGTTGGGTTTTTCCGTGGCCGCCCTCCTTTCCACCCGTTGTCTCTCGCCGAGTTGATGCGTTTGAGCGCCTTTTCGATGTCTCGATCAGCGCGTGAATTGTGCCGCTGTCCGTCCCCGTTGACCGGAAAGAACTCGTCGACAACGCGGCGTACGCACTCCTGCTCGGCCTTGTTCATCGCCCGGCAGATCCGAAACAACGGACCGCAATCTGCAACGAATGGCCGCTCCATTGAATAGTAGGCGTCGAGCAGCAGCGTGTAGGCGCCGTGCTCGGCCAGGGACAGGTGCGCGGTGTCGCGCGCGTAATCACCACAGTACCTCTCGTAGTAGTTCAATCATTTCTCCAGGCGCATCCCCGGCGTAGCACCAGCATCGCAAGAGGAGCGGGCGGCTGCGGGCGATGCGCCCCGCCTTTCGGGAGCGACCCTAGCCGCCCGCTTGAACTTGTACCGATCGAAGTCTGTGCACCACGGGTTGAGGCAGCGCAGCGTCTGAGCGCTGGCGCCAGGCGTCATCGGTTGCCCGCATTCACCGCAACGGATCACGATGTCAGTCCTTCACGACCGGCGTGTCGTAATCCAACGCAAGCATCTTGGCGACCATCCTCATCGCGTGCGCCCGGCTCTTGTACGCCTCCCCGCTATCGGCAATGATGCGGCCGTTGCGGGCTTTGAGACGCCAGCGCCAGCCCTTCTTGGCGTCCTGGTAGACGTGGAACTTCATCGGTTTCCCCCTTCGGTCAACTCCCGCATCACATCGGCGACGCTGTGCGCCACAAAAGCCTTGCCGCCGGCCCCGTTGACTGCGTCCAGGAACGCGCTCTGGTCATCGCTCGCCTTGCCGCTGTCCGATTTGCACTCCACCTCGAGCCGGGCCCCGCCGCGCAATTGCCCGGTGATATCCGCCGCGCCCTTGACGCCGAACCGCATGAACCGCGCCTCACCCGCCTTGACGGCGCCGGTTGCAACAAGCCGGTGGAACGTGTCCGCGCGCAGCAGGTAGCCGCAGCCGGTGTTCGCGCGCATCGCCCAGGCCACGCGCGGGTGCACGCGCAGCAGCTCCAGAACGGCTGCCAGCACGTCGCGCTCCAGCGTATTGACCTTGCCGGCTTGAAAGCGCTCGCGGCGCGCCTGGCGCTCGGCGAAGGCCTCCTCCGTGAACCTGAGCGTGGCGTTGCGACTCATGCAGCATCCCAGCCGAGGAATGGCGCCGCAGCGGCACGCACGTCGCTCCCGTGATCCGGCCCCGCCCGCCCCAGCGGTTGCAGCGTCCACGCCATTCGGCAGCGGCTGTTGACGCAGAACCCTCGCTCCACCCGGCCGCGCCGCTCGGTGCGCGGGACATCGAGATGGCGACCACAGTTCGAACAATGGCCTTTCGTCTGGGTCGGGTCGCTGGTCATCGCGGTGTCGCCAGGTTGCGGATCTCGATGTTCCAGTCAGTCGGCAGCGTCTCGACATAGAGCGCCGCTTGCTCTCGGGTCGGATACCACCGCGAGATCGGCACCCAGCGGCCGGAGCGCAAGTGGTGCACGACCCACTCGCCGGTTACGTCCGCCGAGAACGCGGCGGTGCCGTCTGCCTGTTGCGCGCTCATGGCGCGATCTTGGTGCGCTTACGCCGGCTGACCGAACGTGATCTCGACCACCGATGCGGCGCCGCCGGTGACGGTCACGCTGCCGGTGCCGATGATCGGCTTGCTGCCTTCGCCGAGGTCGGCGTCGGCGGTGACGGTGATGTTGGCGGTCCACGGCTCGTCGCCGGCGAGCGCACCGGGGGTCACGACGGCGCTCATGCCGTCCGCGTTGGCGGCGACGGTCGCAGCGTCCTCGTTGTCGGACGCCCAGATCGGGATGCCGTCCACCTTGGCGGGCTTGCCCTTGGCGTCGGTGAATGCGACGGATGCGGATACGGTCTTGTCGTCGGGCAGCAGCATGGCAAAATCTCCTTGTAATTGAACTGCGAAATTACCGAGCGCGAGCTTGAATGCAACGCTCGGCAACGGTTTGGGTGAGTGGCACTTGAACAGCTTGCACAGAAGGTCGGCGAGGCTCACGGCTTCGTTGGGCGAGAGATCGAGCTTCATCGTAATGTCCGCAACCGCCGCACGAACACTTCGATGCGGTGGACCTTCATGCGGCCTCGCGTTCGTCGTCTTCGTCAAATTCGTCGACCGTTTCGGCAGGAAACTCAAACGCGTCCTGCGCATCAATCACCGGGTCCAACGCATGCGCACAATTCTGCATCGCTTGTCGGTAGTAGCTTTCCTTGAGTTCGATCCCTACTGCGCGCCGGCCAAGGCGCACCGCTTCGTATACCTCCGAGCCAACGCCAGCGAACGGCGTGAGCACCCTATCGGCCGGGTTGCTCCACAACGTCAGGCATCGCTCTATCACATCTAACTGCAACGGACAGACGTGCTTTTCCTCTTCTGTTTCCTTCGCTGCGCGATAGGGAAGAAGACGGCCGCTGCGAATGTCCATCCAGACCGGGGAAGCGTAACGTCGCCATATCCAGTGCGATAGCAAATTCTTACGTTGGTCCCCGTCGTAATTCTGAAATCGCGCAGCCAACTCGCAGGGGATCGGCTCTTCCCCGGCGTAACTAGACAGCCCCATCGGATGCTCGATCGGTTCCGGATTCTCCCCGGACTTGACGAACACCAGGACGTAATCCGGACCGGCCACGCGGCACATGCTCGAATCGTTGACGATCATCTTGTGCATCAGCGAGCGCATGCGCGTGCGCCGTGCGATCAACCAAGGGTCTTTCCATATCGTCACGCGGCAGAAAAAATTGAAGCCTGCCGCCTCATTGGCTCTGATGATGTCGCCAGGGAAGTCACGCTGGAAGCGCGTTCCCTTTTTCAAATCCATGCAATGCACTGCGGTCAATCGCCCCGGCATCGTCACGCGGTGGACTTCTTGCGCGATGAAATCGTATTGCGCCATGCCCTCCGCATAGGTCGTGCAGTTGGACATATCGCGCGGATCATTGCTGTACTGGTACAACTCCGGGAACGGCGGCGAATAGACGGAGAACCCGACGGAATTTTTCGCGATGCTTGGCATCACCTCCATGCAGTCCGCATTGTAGAGCGCGTATCTGTCTGTGATCGTCTGCGCGACTATGCCCATGCCGGAAGCTCCATTCGGTTGACGTGCGTATTGACGGTCGCAACCGTCATCGTGTTGTTCATCTCAGCGACGAGCGCCGCGAACATTTCGTCGGCCTTGCGCTGCTTTTTGTTGAGGTTAGCGGTTACGCCAGCTTCGCCTTCGGTCGTTACAACATCTACGCGCACGGGACCAACACGACCGAAGCGCAATGAGCGCCGCACCGCTTGGTAGAATTGCTCGTAACTGTGCGACGGGA